ACATTGATTCTATCGAATGCTGAAGGCTTACTTAACAATGTTCTATCTCCAAACAAGATTGTTCCTTGTCCAGGGAATGATACAATTGGATTTGCCCTTGCTTTATACAAAGTATCTCTATCAGCTTGCTTAGGATTAAATGCTAGTTTAGTAACACCCAATAGCTGTCCACGATTTACACCAGCTGGTGAGAACCATGAATCTGCAATTTGGTCTGTATTAGCACATAAGCCTGCAATATGTCCTGCAGCTCCGATATAACGATAAGTGTCATTATACTTGTCATAGACATATAATGCAGTCGAATCGCATGAAGCGTAAGAACTTGAAGTTAGAGAATCCACAAATGCTTTTACATCTGCAGCTGGGGTTGCCGATCCTTGAGTATCTGCAATTGGTGGTGATACAAAAGCCATACAATCTTTTCTTGCCGAAGCAATTGAAATTAGATCATTAGCTAAAGTATTAGAACCATTTGCATCAGGTACTGAGAACAATAAATTTACATCTACTGTTTCTGCATCTTCTAATAAGTCATATGCTAGAGCCAATTCGGCTGTAGTAGGTGTATTATCATCAGTTGCACCTGATAGACTCAATGAATCTACTGTATCAAATCCACCAGCAAGTGAAGTAGATCCTCTTAGTGAACTACCAGCACTCCATGTTGGAGATGTGACTTTATGATCCATCCATCTAACATAATTAGATTGCGAATTAATAACATCAACATAATAGTTAGATGTTCCATCATTCGCTTTAGCGTCTGAACCAATAGACATGAATGCAAAAGTTTCTAGAACAGTATTAGCTGTCCCTGTGAAAAGTCCGTCTTCGTCAATAACGATTACGTGTACTTCATCATTGTAACTTGCGCTTCTGCCTAAGTTAATTGCGTAGTCTGATGTTCCAGGTTTTCCATCGAATTGGCCTTGAAAAGCCCATCCGTCGTAATTACTGGTAGTAACGTCAGCCGTTACCATCTCTACTTTTAAACTGTTTCCTAAGTCTCCTGGGAACTTTGCAGCCCATTGACCTACAGAACCAGCGCCTGTGTTATAACCACTATTAGTATAATGCTCGTCGTTTTTTATCAAAAGACCAGAACCATCAGCTGTAGCATTGTCATGTCCACTCGCAGCTCTAACGACTTGCAATGCATTACCATACTTTAAAAAGGCCGAAGCCGTTAAAAAGTATAATGCAGTGTTGTCATCAGGCGTACCGAATGTTGACAGTAATTCCTTTTCAGAACTTACAGATACAACTTGCTCTACTGGACCCCAGTTAAAAGATCCCGCAAAGCCACCAATAGAAGTTGAAACGGCAGGTACTACTGAAGTCGCATCAATTTCTTTGACTTGAACTCCGGGTGATACTTGAAATGCCATCGCTTTATCCTCTCATTAAGGTTTATATTTTAAGTTAACATAATACGGTTTTTTATTCAATCATAGTTATTTATAATATAAATAAACTCTAGAACAAACCCGTATTTCTTGTTTCTTCTTCAAACCATACAGTTCCATCTTCGTCTTTAAATGTTTTAGCTCGGTTATCACCTCTGCTACCTTCAATAAATCCAAATGGAATCATATCGTCTTGTATAGCTTGCAACTGTTCTCTATACAACATGTTTTTCATATCTATATCTGAGATAGAAGAAAATATATCTGTTGTAGTAAACCATGCAAACAATACTAAATTCATCATTAAATCATCATGATTAGGAGGGTTAGCCATATAACTACTCCCCTTAGATACAAACGTAGTCATTTCTATGATTGTATTTGCATCATGAATTGTTAGTTTTCTTTGTTCTATTAAATCTTTAATTGACGAACAACCAATTCTTTTTACTCTTCTTGTCATAGTAGCACCAATCGAATTCTTTTTAACAACTGATTCTACAAACATATTTTCATATTCCAAGTCATAGTATAATCCATTACATACAACTGCTCCTTGGTCGTTAGATTCTACTATAATATAAGCTTCATTATATGAATTTGCCCACTTATATATTAAATCTGGTAGTAGCATAGGAGATATATTATTATCTCTAAACGTACCTACTTGAATAAACTCTTCTTTGGTAATATCTATAATAGTAAAAGTACTATAATCTTGACCTCTACCTTTCGCAACATCAACTGTCATCACATAACTATGTCCAGCAATTGGTTCTTTATAGATTGAAACATTTTCCATAAAGTAAATAGGATCCATTGCCTTTTGAGCTAATAAATGATTAGCAGCAATAAGAGTATTACCTCGTCCATGGAATGTGTTACCAAACTCTTGTTCAAATTGTAGTTCAGAAGTATTAGCTACTGTAGTTTCTTTCCATGCAGCATCTCTGCCAGGAACATCCCACCAATCTACTCTAAACGATTTATATTCATTAGTTTCGGTAACTGCACCTTCCCATAGTTTATGGTATACATTACCTACTCCATTAGCAGTAGATGTTATAATAATTTGAGTATCTTTACCAGAAGATACTACTGGATATGTAGATGTATAGAATTGAGCATCGTTTTCTACAAAAGCAAACTCATCTAGCATTAAAAGATTAATAGACAATCCACGAATAGAGTTACCACTTGTTGCAGCTGCTATTATTTTAGAATTATTACTAAATTCAATTGAACCTTTGTTTAAAGCTTTACATCCTGGTTGTAAAAAAAATGGAAGATTTTCTAATGCTAATGTTATACGAGCTAACATTTCTCTTGCAGTAGCACCTTTGTTTGCTAATATCGCAATATTTTTTTCTGGGTGAAATATAGCATACCACAATAGATATACTACTGATGATATACTTTTACCTGACTGACGACATGCTAAAACAATACTAAATCTATTATTAGTAAAGTGATGAAACATTTTTTCTTGATATGGATATAAATCAAATGGTACTAAACCTTCATCAAGCGAAATAACTTTCACATAAGTACGAGCAAAATATGTAGGACTTTCCATACATTTTTTGTATTCTAATACTTCTTTCTTGGAAAATTCAGATTCAACGCCGTCTCGCTTAACAGATGGGTTACCTAAATAGCCAAGTTCGCTATTCTTTATCTGGCTCGACATCTATTACATCATCCTTATTTAATAACATTCTTTGTAGATCGGTAGTACTACCAACAAAAACATTGTTATTTGTCACTTGTCTAGTTTTTTCATCTTTGGTCAAATCTTTTTTAGACTTTTGAAGCTTCATTAATTTATCTGTTACTTCACTCATATTTCTAATATGATTAGATAAAACTTCAAATGCTCTTGGGTGTTCTGATTCTCTTGCAAGCTCAGCCATAGCATCCATCGATCGAGCACCTGTAGTAATTAAGCTTTTATACGTTTCACGCGAAAACTCATAATCATCTTTAATGTCTTTCATTTCAACTGGAATTTTAGCTAGTTCTGCTTTCTTCGTTTTAGAAGGCAAGTTTTTAGCTAATCTCTCAGCAATTTTTTCTTTCTTGTCCATTTATAAATTCCATGTTGTAAGAGTTCCGCTTGCATTCGAGGTTTCACCAGTTATAGTTTCACTTGGTTGGAAATAACCATCAGCATCTATAACACCCATATCTTTTCTTATTAATATATTATTTTCTACTATATCAGTAAAGGATCCAACTTTAGCTCTTGATCCAGAAGACGTACCAATAATAATTTCACCAACACTAAATGTGCCACTTCCTGGTGCCATCTGTAATGTAACAACTTGTGGTTGGTTAATAAAGTCAATAGTTGTAACAATTTTATATTGATTAGCTCCAGGAGTACCTGTTACTAATGTGTCTGATTCTATGGCAGTCAATGGATTAACTTGAATATTTTGATCAGCTAAAATAACAGTTCTATTATCAAAATCAGAATAATCAATATCGATTTCTTTAATAACTTTTTGTGTGCCCTTAGAACTATAAAAAGTCATCTTCATTGTAAACCCTAGAGTGTATGTTAATACTCTACGAGTTTGAAAATCTGCTTCGTAATCATCATTAATAGCTACCGAAGTTAATACTACTGGAACATCCTGTTTAAAGTCTGTCCAACCATCAATAGGCTTTATTGATACTGTATAATCGGGTTGAAAGTATGGTAATATTTGTTCCATGACTTGTAAGCCATCATCTTGATTATTAGCCATAATAGTTAATTCCATACCAATATTATATGGAACTTGGAAATCTATTTTATCTCTTGTTAAACTATTTGTACCGGTATTTGTAATCTTATTTCTTTTATTCTGTTTTTGATTTAAATCAATATCAATACTAGTAATTTCAAAAGCCATTCTTGGTAATTTAAGTGCCATAGAAGATTGGCCTAAATCTTCAGATAAACGAGCTAGAAATTTTTGCTTAGGTCCATAAGCTAATGGAACTTTAACTTGGTTAAGTATACCACCACTGCCATCTTTTCTTATAACAGAAATATTATTAAAAAGAGTACCAAAGACTGCTACTGATTTACGAATTGTTGCGTGATAAAAGTGACTTCCAAACATTAGTAATTATCCGATGGATCTCCAAATGGGTTGCTTTCAGTAAAGTCTAAGAATCCATCTGCAGTTACTTCAAAAGCAACATTTTCAGAATTAGAACTCGTAGGATCTACTAGTGCGCTATTATCGCCTATATCGTATATTTTAGTGATAGCTACTGTTTGTAAAGACTCTTCTCCAGTCAACGTAAGTGTAGAAGACACTATAAAATCTCTTGCTTCATCAATTCCAGATACACCAATCTGAGATACTTGAATTCTACCAGCACTAGCAGATAGCTTTTCAAGTTTCTGTACTTCTCCAAACACACTAGTTAAAGCAACGGGTGGAGATTCATTGTTAAAAGTAAGATCTTGAGTAACTTTTTCGTTTTTCTGTAAATGGTTATTATTAGTAGTTGAATAGTCTATTGTAACTTGATAAGTATCTGTTTCTTCAATAGCATCAATTTGTGCAATTCCAGTATCGAAATCTTCTTCATTATATTCATATAGAGCACATTGTAATCTATACACTGGAAGATTAGATAACTGATAAAAAGGCTGTTCATGCTCTACGAACATGACTTCGAAGAATTTATTAGATAATGGAAGGAATATTAAATCGCCTTCTCTTGGTCTAGGAACATCGTTAACTTCATCTTGAAATCCAACATATCTATCCCAAACTTTACGAGAAATCACAAAGTTAACTTCATCTCTTACTTCTAAACCAAATTTAGAATAAAGATCTCCTTGCCCTTCAAAACCTTCGGTCCCTTCAATGTACCCTTCAATCATATAGGCATCATCGAATTGTGAACTAGTATCTTCACCTAGAATAGAATCTCTATTTACTAGATCTCTTGGTAAGTAATAGATATCTTGGCCAAAGATTTTAAGTGATTCGATTATTAAATCTTCATAAAGATTTTGTTCGGATCTTACGGCCTGGGAAAAATACACGTTTCTAGGCATAATCTATCCTGTGTAAAAATCGATAGGTTCTTCCCAATTAAGCCTAGCTTCTTCGGTAAGCTTATCGATTTCTTCTCTTGCATCGTCAAATATTTGTCTACCGTTAAAGGTTACACCACCAGGCATTTGCATACCTTCAAACTTTAATAGGTTTAAACCCCATTGATGTTTAATTAAAGCTGTAGTATATTTTTTTAAATAGTAATCATTGTATACATCAGTATAAGTATCTGGATCTACTATTCTATAACATTCTAACACTATATATGTAAATTTACCTGGAGTTAATTCTGTAGTAAGTAAACCTGTATCACCCATACTAGGATGATTCGAACAATAGTAATATAGAGAAGGAGTTGTATCTGTTACTGTTAATTGAGTATAAGATCCAGCACTACCAGGTGTTCCACTTGTAGTTACTCCAGTAGTATATTCAGTTCCACTTGCATGTGTTCCATTAACAGTTTCACTTAGTCTAAGTGGGTGACCATTATTAGAAGCATCAGATTGATCAAAAGTTACTTTTGCTCCAATTGATAATGTTTTATTTGGAGTTGTTTGACCATCAAATAAGAACTTTCCACCAGCAACAGTAACTGCAATAGTTACATCATCTGGTATCAGCGTTTCTTTTTTCCAATCCATATTAATACGCAATTGGTTTTTATGTCTATTAAAGTCAATGTGTTTTTCATCGCTTTGTAATATCATGTCTAATAAAGATAAATGTTGCATCTTCATAGCAAAATCATGAACCTGGCCCATACCACCAAGCGAGTGAATATCATTTAGCATGACTTGATATTTAACATCAAACATACCAACAGACATACTAGACTCTGTTAAAGGCATCAGTCTTACTACATTTGTCACTAAATCAGGTACAGTTATATACCCATTAGTTCTATCTGCGTTAGTAACTAAGTGCTTTAAATATACTTTTTCTAATGCGTCAGCGTGATATTCTTGATAAAACTGTAAAGCTTCATCTACTCTATCGCTAACCTGATCGTCATCCACATTAATTTCTATCACAGGATGGCCTAAAGCTCTTTTGCAATATTGAATTAATGTTGATCTACTATTTGGTTTAGCCATATTACTATTTATACCTTTTAATTATAGGGCCTGCGTTTTCGTTAGCAGTTTTCATAAGCTGTTTGACAGCATCGGTCCAGACTGCAGCTGCAATTGCTTGTACTTCTGCACTTTCACCTGATATATCAGTATCAGTATGAGTCCATGTATCATCATCATTTTTAGTTGAATTTATAGATTGAACTGCATGCCGATGAAAGCTAGAAGAAAGTTCAACACCATCTTCAATTATTGCGGTTCTTGTTCTTACTTGAATATCCTTATGGACACCCACTATTTCTATTTTATCTTGTGTTACTTCTTTTATTAAAGCCATTTTTATTTCTCCTGTCCGTGCTTATCTCCGATAAGCGTAATTTTAATCTGCTGTATAATATGTTGCATCGAACATAAAATGTGTTGTGGCGCTAGACGGCGCACCTACCGCCGCTCTTGTTAAGTGAACGGCATTGCCTGTGCTTCCACCTACTAATATATAGCAGGCATATAGTGATGTATGGCCATAACCGTAATTTCCCCCCTGTAAGCTGGCCTGAGTATAACTAAATT